ATAACGAACGCGAAGTGTGTGGATCTGACCCACGGGACCTGTCATAGGTTGTACGCCTACCAATTCGTTAGCTATAACGGTTGGCATCACACGTCTGATGACTGGAAGAATAACACGGTTAAGTGTTGCGATATTACCGGCGGAAGTTGCACCAGTGCCTGCTGTTTCTGCCAAGTACTTGCGAGTATTCTCGAGTGTACTTGCCATAACTGCTTTCTTTGTGCCGTTAAGGCCTTCAAGTAATGCACTTTTGGTTTCCTGCCAGCGACTTTCTAGTAGTTCTGACATAATTATCTCCTTATTTAATTCCAGCAAGACGTTTGATGTCAATTACGTTTGACTCGTCTACTGATTTACTAGTTTGAACTGTTTCTCTGTTGCCTGTGATTTCTGTGCCTTCTGTAAGTTTCGCCTTTTTAGCTTTCTCTGGTGCATCGCCGTCAATAACTGTTGGCAAATATTTCTCAAACTGAGATTGTAATCTATTAGTTTGAACTGATTCCAGTAAGTCTTTCATAATACCTTGCTGTTGGTTGCTCAACGGAGCAACTAAACTATGCATAATTTCTGAACGCTTTGCAGTTTCAATCAATTGTTTCTTTTCAATTTCTTGTGCTTCTACAATTTTCTTTGCTTTAACAGCAAATGCTTTTGCTTCAGCTAACTGCTTATCTTTAACATTAACAACATTTAATAGCTTGGAAGTTTCTGATTTCTCATTTAAATAACTTCCTTGATATTCATTTGCAAATGCTTCAAACAATTTACGTCCAAAGTCGTTTTTACGTGCAGTATCAATATCTTCTTTAAGTGCAGTGATTTCACCACGTAGGGCTTTATCAACTGTAGTAGATACTAATTTTGCACTTCTTTGAACAAAGTTTTCTTTAACTGTATTCAAGTGCGTCTTAGCATTTTTAATAAGTTTTACCTTAGTTTCTGCTAAGTCTTTTTTATCTTCGTGAAACTCAGATATTTCGTTTGCTAGTGCGTCAACTATAAACTCTTCAAGTTTTGAAAAATTATTAGCCATAACTTTTTGTTCTTCGTGTAGTTCAGTCACTTCTTTTTTAAGTGATTCCATTACAAAACCTTTAAGTACCGTTGCGTTTTGGCGCATTGCTACTCCATATTTTGCTTTAGCTTCAGCTAACTGTTTGCGGTCGTCTGCAAATTCAGTTAATTCTTCTGATAATCTCTCAGAAATTAAACTATCAATAGCTTCAACCATAGTTGACTTATCGTGTTCATACTTCTGAGCAAATTCTTCACGGAGTTCGGCAGTGGCTGCAAGTTTATTTTCTTTAATCTTTGCATTCCATGCTTCTTCTAGTTCTTTACGCATGTCTTCTGAAACTACATCATTTTCAAAAAGTGTTTTAAGTGCTTCCAACATGTTTTTTTCTCCTTTTATTGGAGTCTACTGATCAGATTGATCAGAGATTCTTTTAAATATTTTTGTGCCTTAGGGTCGTGTTTGGTTGCCTGTGCTAACTGGTATGCCTTTAATCCACCACGTGCATTCATTAATGTTTCATACACTGGAGTTGGATAAGCACCAGGGGCGCTAGGCTGAGCCACAACGTCCACGGTGATTATTTCAAAGTCGGAAACGTTACCGCTTCCATCTTCTGATACATTGCCACTTCCTCGCGATGAAACTCCTAGTTTAACTCCGCTTTCAAGCATTGTTTTAACTAAGATTCCCATCGGAGTCGGTAGTATTTTTAATTTTCCATAACCATTTGGGCCATCCATCCACATTTCTGTAATCATATGGCTTACGCGGTCTAAGTTAATATTAAGTCCTTCTGGATGATCAACTTCACCGAGAACACTATATCCTCCTGCACATTGATCGTTGAGAGTTTTGACAGCCCTACCAATTTCGTTTACAGGGTACATACGCTGATTAGCGTTGCGTACTCCGCCTTGTATACAAATACCTTTCATATACAAGTCTTTTCCTTCATTGGCAGACTCAACGACTATATTAGCCTGGTCGAATGTCAGCACCTCAGATAAATTTTGCATCCATTAATCCTTAATTAGCCGATAACAGGTTTTTTGTTAGCAGCAGTATCGCCTTGGCCTTTCTTTTCAGCGCCGTGGCCTTTAGCATTTGGTGTCATTGACTTAGAAGCTTTCCCTCCAGGTACATTTACATTTTTAGTGTTCATGTCTTTTGGATTTTGATCGCTTAGTGCTGAACCTTTTAAGTTACCCTTATTAGATTCTACGCCAGCCTCTGTACCACTTTGTACTAAGTTTGAAGCAGTTCCGCCCATGTTGTTAGCTCCAGCTACAGTTGACTTGGTATTTGCACCGCTGTCTCCCATTTTTGCTGGTGATATTTTTTCAACATATTCACGCATCTGCTCAGTTGCAGTTAAATCATCTTTTGATTCTTCTTCAACTTCTTCATCTGATGCTTCAAAATTGTATGACTCTTCTTCTGGCTCTTCTTCTGGACCAATTTCTGTATCATCAACTTCTTCACCATCATCATCTGGCATGTCTGATAAATCACCATCAGTGTCTTCACCTTCTTCACCTGCCATTAATTCTTCAAATTCTGATTTAAGTTCGTCTAAAGCGTCTTCAAGATCAGCAACTCTATCTTCTACGTCGCCTTCACCTTCACCTTCGCCTTCTTCGTCGCCCATGTCAGCAATATCGCTCATCATGCCGTCTGTTGGATCTTCGCCGCCCATTGCTGGACCGTCATCAAGATCGTCTTCACCTTCGACTTCAAATTCGTCTAGGTTAAAATCTTCGTCAAGTTCTTCATCATCATCATCATCTTCATCATGAGATGTTTCATCAACTTCTTCATCATCAGAATCTTCATCAACTTCTTCATCAGAAGCTTCATCAACTTCTTCGTCGTCAATTTCATCTTCTAAAAGATTTTCATAAATTTCACGTGATTTCTCTACTACAATAGTATGGAAAAGATCTTCTGCTGCAACTTTGTCTCCGTTGACTAAGTGTTCAAGCATATCTTCGAATTTTTTTGTATCTGCCATTTTAATCTCCTATAAAGTGTTTACCTATGGTAAGGCTGTCAATTGTATTTACACAATACTGTAAAATACTGGGAGAAACAGGCTCAAAACGGCTAATTTTTAAAACTTTTACTTAATTTGTAAAAATTTTAATAAAATCAGTTATTTGCATAGTACTATAATTACTAAAAATATTTAGTTCTTCTGGATTATAATTATCTTGTGCTATAACTCGAATATAGTTTATTTTAGGATTTTCTCTAACAACGGTTACTGTTTGTTTAAGCCAATTGCCGTGATACGTTGCACCGTCTAATGATTTTTTATAATTTTCAGTATCTGCATATATGTTATTAAACTTATCTCCTGTATCTTTTCCTTTAAAATCAAAGCCTAGTATGAATACTTGTAAGGGAGAATGGCTGCTTGCAAGCCACAATGCTGTAGGACCACTACTCCATCCTTTACTAGGTTGAAAAAGATTAAGATGAGACATACTACTATATGCCTTGTTTGGATTAGTCCAAACTTGTGAATTTTTATATTGATATTTGTGTTTGTTAATTTCTAAAATCATTTTAACATCAACAGCTACTAAGTAGTCAGGATCAAATTCTCTGTACAGTGCATTACAGCCAAATATTTTTCCGTAAGGCTTTAAATTGTTAAGGTTGACAGGTTGCCTACTTAGGCCATTGCCCAAAACAAAGAATGTTTGACTATTATTGGATGATGTGTTAATTACTCTAGGTGTAATAACTTTAATAGATTTAGCTGCTCGTTTTTCAGCTTTTTCTATTTGTTTTTTTTCTTTTAATTTACGCCATTGGTCTTTTGTGTAATCAGCTTTGTTTAGTTTCGCCATTAATCTTAAACACCTGCTGCAGCCGCCTGTGCCGCTAGGCCGTACATTTGTCTTACAATGTCTAACTCTTTAGACTTTTCTGTTTTATGAAGTTCAGCACCTTTTCGAGCTCTGTTAATTTGCGATAATGTTAATCGAGTTTTTCTAGTATCGTCGGGTTCTACAATTGACTGATCAAATTCCGGGTCATAACGATTGTCCTCAATTGGATCAAGTGTTTGTTTGTCAAAATAAAATAATTCACGTAGTATCATACTATTATTTATGCCGTTGGGGGAGTTGGTGCTCCGGCGCCAGGCACCTCTCCTGTTACTGTGTCTGGTGGAGTGTCTGCGCCACCGTCTTCTGGTGATAGATCAGTATCAAGTATATCTTCTGCACCCTCAATATCAGCACTAATACCTGCACTACTAATTCCAACGCTTCTCATTTCACCGCTGGCATCGCCTACTGGTGCTGTTAAGTTTTCGTCATTTTCTTCTTTCCAAAGTCTTTCATTTTCTGCAATCTCTTCTTTAGATAGACCCAAGAAACGTTCTAGTGCAAATCTATTAGACACATAAGGTATAGCACTCATTTGTGTAAACGTTGGTACACGAGCATTATCTAATTCTGATTGCCTGTATGCTGCAAAATTTTGCGGTGGTTGAAATTTTAAATCAAACATTGACGTATCAATGTTTATTCCTTTGTCTAATAGATATAATTTAAATTCTTTATCAAATGTTTCTGTTACAAGTCCTTGTAACCGTTCGCAATATTTGTTAAATCTTAATTCTTGAATAAATGCTGTTCCGACTCTTCCGTCATTGTAAGAACTAGCTGCATCATCAGCCCCGGTTGGTAAGTAGCTGCTAGGGATTCGTAAACCACGTACGAGCTTATTAGTAAAATATCTAAGGTCATCAATTTCTCCAAGGTTAGTTCCACCTGGTAGTGTTTCAACTTTTGAACCACGTCCTTCAGCAGTTTGTGGAAAGAAATAATCTTCGTTAATTGATAACGGATTATAACTACTATCAATTACATTGGTGCCTCCGCCAGTTGCACTAGGAATACGTCTTTGATGTATTTCTGTTTTTACTCTCTCAACAAAGTTCATTGCTAAGTGACTTGGCATATTACCTACGTCAACGTAAAATACTCTACGTTCTGGAGCTCGTTGCACACGATAGATAATAATAGCATCTTCAAGTAATTCTTTTTGTTTGTATACTTTAAAAATTCCTTCAAGCAAACTGTTACCGAAAGGATAATTGTTATCTAAGCCCTCTGACAAACTTAAATGTATAATATGTTCAGCGTTAACAGCAATCTCGCCGTCACTTGTTTGATATCTTGACCCTGCTTGTGCTGGAGGTTGTCCAGCCATTCCTCTTGCGCCACCTGTTTGATATCCAGAACCACCACCAGTTATATTACCATTAGTAATATGAGGAGTAGTTGCTACCATATCAACAAAATTAAAATTCATATCTTTAATAATATATTGTTCAGGTACTTTGCCTTCACTTTCGTTTACAATAATACGTGTTAGTTTTGCAGGATCAACATGAAACCATTTTTTAGTTTCTGGATCTCTAATAAACAATGCATCGCCGTACTTAAATACGTTTCTTATTATTCTAAACATGCGAGTTTGAAAGTTTTGTAATTTACTCCATTGCCTTAAGTACTGTCCTAAGATAGTTACTTCACTATTAGTTGCACTTTTATTAAATTCAAATTTAAAGTTAGTAGTATTTTCTTTATTTTCTTGAGCACAAAATTCTGCAAGGATATCAAGTGCTGCACAAACTTCTGAATCGTTATCCATTGTGTTATATTGACCATACCTATCAACACGATTTGGACTACCTACATACACATCTGGAAGATATGAACTATAATTAGACTTAGCTGGTCCTGGTTGCGACCCTGAACTTCTATTACTAAATGGCGAGTAACTACCGCTCATGTTATCTTCTGTTGTTACTGGGGTAAAGTATTTTTTCCAACTCATTAGCTTAATCCTGCTCTACTAAATGCGTTACCTATTCCGCCCAAATTCTTTGTAACTTTAGTCATATTTTTCTGTTCTATTAATTGACTGCCAACTCCTGAAGCTGTTCTTTCCATTGCATCTCTCATACTTGTAAATATTTCAGGATCAAATCCTAAACGTGCTAATGCGCCATCACCGGAAGTTTGGGCACTTATTGCTTCCATTGCTTTAGAAATTTGTTTATTCATTTCTTCTGTTATGTTTCCTTGACCTTTATCTGCTCTTACTGTATTTATTGCAGCCTTACTGCTTACTGCACCGTTCCTGAGAGGAGAACTAAAGTCATCTACTTGCGCCATGCTTGGTTTGCCTAGTGCTGCAACGTTCCTCTGAGTAGAACTACTAAAGTCATCTACTTGCGCCATGCTTGCTTTTGGTGAAGCAGAAGGTGCTTTTGATGTAGGTGTTTTATTAGTAGCTTGAGAAACTGAAACCTTTTGACTTTGGCCACCAAATATTTTGTCAAATTTGCTCATTATGAGTGATTGATTTTTACTTAAAGATTTAATAGTTGCATCATACTGACCAGCTTCTTTTATAGGAACTACTGATTCCCAATTGTGTAGTTTAACTAATGATTCTTTGCCCCAATTTTCAGCAGTTGAGGCTAATGTTTGAAGTCCAGCCGCTGCACTATCAACACCTGGTGAACCTGTTCTTCTATCAGGAGCGTTAGATTCTGTACCAACTCCACCGCTTTTCTCTCGAGCTTTAGGAGTAGGCAATGAAAACTCTTTACTTGAGCCAGTTAACTTAGCTCCTTTGTTTAAGGCCTCTATTAATTTTTTAGTATTGTCTTCTGTTTGTGGACCGTCTCGAAGACTCTTAATATCTGCCTGTACTTTAGTAAGTTCTGCACCTTTTTCAGAATTTGGAGCTTTTAAAATAGCGGTTTGAATTTGTTTTAATAACTCGTTTGTATCATTAACTGGTGTAGCTGTCGACAAGCCAGCTATTTTTTCATTTCCAAGAGTTATAAGGGAGCCAACGCCTTTACTTAGATCTTCAACCATTTTAACAGCATTAAAATCTGTCTTTATTTGCTGCATCAATGGACCAAGCGTATCGTTATAAAACTGCTCTGTAACTTTTTGAACTTTAACAGCTGCTTGAACCATTGCTTCTTGTCCTCGCAATGCTGCATCTAATACTTGTCTGTCACCCTTTACTTCTTCTCCAGGTTTTGCTTTGCCACCTTGAGAATCTTGTTCTTCCATAGCTTTAGCTCGTTGTTTAGCAAATGCTTGTTGTGTTTGATAATCAGTCCAATTTTCTCGTGATGCTTGCGCCATTATTCCTATTTGAGATTCGGAAGTTTTTGCATAAGAGTCTGCAAGTGCTGCTGTGACACTATTTGTGCCTCCTAACATTGCAAGTTCTCTATTTGCCAGCTTGTCTTTTGCAGCGGCTGCAGATAAAGTGCCTTGTAGTCTTTGATATTCTTTTTGGTTGCCTGCATCTTGTGCGGCTTTCATTTGGTCCATGACTGCCATAGAATTTCCAAATGCACCAGCTAACGCTGCTTGGTCACTGCTTGGGAATCCTTGGATCATCATATCTTTAAACAAATCACCAATACCACTAGCATCTGCTTCTGATGCTGCGTTCTTTAGAGCTTGTTGCATGCCTGCTTCCATGCCCATAGTTTTTGCTCTGAAGTTTCCTTCTCTTGCTAATCCAGCTTGTTGTTTCTTCAGTTCGTCATTACTTTTACCAGTTAGCTTTGATAGTAAATCTAAGTCCTTAGCATATGCTGCTGTTCGTTCTTGTATGTCTGATGCTGATGCTGCATCTTTACGTCCAGACATCATTGCCATGCGTTGCGTTTCTATCATGGCTTCGCCGATTTCTTCGTGTGTTAATCCAATATTTCTAAGTTGCATACCATATTGGTTATTGCTCTTAGCCATATTGCCTAACGAGTTTAGAAATGTTGTTGCGCCACCTTGAACAGTATCACCAAAGCCTGCTAATAACTCGCTGTTTGCTGAAACTAAACCGGTCATCTTGTCTATTGACAATCCTGCTCTTGTAGAAGCAGTTAACATAGCAGTAATACTGCCACCAAAATGTACGCCAGACTTAGTTAATTTCTGATATTGTCCAACTTGTTGTTCTATAACACCGGAAACAGCGGCAATTTTCTCACCAAACTTGCCAGTGCTTTTAGCAAATGCTGTAAATGTAGGAATACCTAAACCTAGTGAAGTTGAGGCTGCAGCTAGTTTTTGTGCTGCTTCGAGCGTTTTTTTAGACGCTGCATCATTATTTGGTTTTGGTGTGTCTGGTGATCCGTCGTTAGGCATAATATTCCTCAAATTGTTTTTAGCCACATATACAAATTATGCATTTTTTGACTACTAAATACTTGTACTAATTATACTATTTAGCAAGGAAAAAATATGGCATCACCATTAACAAAGTACCAAAGACAACCAAAACAATCTATTGACCTACCAAGTAAGGGTAAATGGTACGCCCCAGGTACTTTAGAGTCATTCACTGAGTTAGAAGTTTACAGTATGACAGCTAGTGACGAGATTGCAACAAAAACACCAGACACATTACTAAGTGGTAATGCAACTGCTAGTGTTATCAAAAATTGTATTCCTAGTATTAAGAATCCATGGGAAATTCCTATGACAGATGTTTATACTATATTAAGTGCAATACGTATGGCCAGCTACGGCGATAGCATTAGTGTTAATAATACATGTACTGAGTGTAGTGAAGAAAACAAATATGATGTTGATTTACAAAATATGATTGGTCATTTTAGTGGCGGAGTGTTTATTGATGAATTTGAGCTCGATAATGTTAAATTTACATTAAGACCATTAAATTATAAAGAACTTAATGAAATTAATAAATTTAACTTTAAATGTCAGAGGAAGTTAGTACAGTCTATTCCATTAATGGAAGATGAAGATGTACAAGCCGAAGCAACACAACAAGTGTACGATGAATTAAATAATTTAAAAGTTAGTACAGTATCTACATCAGTTGCAACAATTGAAATTAACGGTGAAGTAGAAAAAAATCAAAATGCTATTTCAGAATTTTTAAAATCTTCAGAAAGCAAATTTTATAATAAAGTTGAAGAAATGTTAATAGAAAATAATCTAGCGTTTGCTGTACCTACAACAAAAACAACATGTTCAACTTGTGGACACGAAGCAGATTTAAATATAGAAATGGACTATTCAAATTTTTTCGCACAAGGCTAATTACTACACCCGATTCTGATCTCACAGAATTAGCCAAAGACTTTGAAACCGAGATTAAAGGTATAAAACACGAAGTGTATCAATTATGTTGGTACATGCGTGGTGGCGTTGATTCTTGGGTTTTATTACACGATACTGATTTAGAAGATTTTGAAATTATGAATAAAATAGTATTATCTAACATTGAGAACGCTAAAACTACAGGTATGCCTGTTATTTAATCAATTAAGCGAGTCAAGCGGATCTTTCTTGTTTAGATCCACTGGAATGTTTCTAGCATTAAACTTATCTTGAGCATCAACTTTTTCTTCATCAGCTATTGTTGCTAAACCCATATACTTACTCATTAGTTCTTCATAATTTAGATCAAACCAAGTATCAGCTAGATATCCTGCAAACGTGGTTGCTTTAAAATTAAAAAATCTTCCTGAACCAGCTGTAAGTTCCATAAAATCTGCAATCTTATTAACTAAACTTTCTGCTAGTGTAGGATTAAACGCTGTGTATGCCATGCCGACTGTGGTAGCAGCTGATCCATATTTAATGGCTTTGCCAACTAGGCCAAACCCTTTAGCAAGCATTTTCCCAAACCGAATTGCCCATTTTTTATCTACACCGCGTTCGTTATAATCTGCTACTATTCTATTTTTTCGTGTAGCAGCTATCCAAAATAATCCTGTAACAATTGCTTGTATTCCTCCGGCAGCTAGCCATGCTAGTGCATACACAGTAAACATTTCTCTAAGGGCTAAGATATCTTTATCATAGTCATCCTGACCGTAAGTGGTTCCGTCTTCTTTTATAAATCCTTGAGCATCATCATCTAATGAGTCACTCCAATTTAATTTTTTTACATACCAGTTTTTTAATGTTACAACTTGTATCCATAACATAACAGGACCTATAAAAGCAATTACCCGCAATCCTTTTGCAGTAAACATTTTAGCAACAAGACCACTAGTCTTTTTAAAGGCACCAAGTGCTACCCTAGGAACTTTTTGTCCTTTAGCTCGCATTTCTTCTTTAAATATAGCGTCTGATAGTTTAGTTCCTGTTTGAGCAAATTTTGCAGCACCTTCAGGATTTTTACTAGAAACGTTAAATTGTTGAATAGTATTTAACAGAGCAAGTTGATTAGGAAATGATATAGCTTTACGTTTAATAGCGTTTTTTAATTGTTCAGGTGATATTTTTGCAAAAAAAGATACGCCATTGGCCCTTAACCGGGGTTGCCACTTTCCATTAACCTTATCATGCACCGCCCATTTACCGTCTCTAGCATTGTAGACTGATTTCATTCTTTTGTCTGTTATAGTAGTTTCATCAGGGATATGGCTACCAGTAGGTTTGAATCTTTTCATAGATTTAGAGTCTGCCCAGTCTTTATAAGCAGATACACCAATATCAACAGCTACACCTAATAGGGCATTAACAGCAAGTCCTATTAAAATACTTGAGATAATTATCGCTTCATCTAAGCGTTGTTGTTCGTAATCGTTTTCAAATTGTATTACTTCTAAAACTTTCATTTGCGTTCCAATATTATTAACTAGTAGTATTTATGTCGGCTATATACATTAAATACTCTTACCATGAACAAACATTACACTATATATAAAAAATCACTATTAGATAGTTCTATAACAGAGCTCGGTACGATATACCAGTTTTGTCATGTTGAATCATCTATAAACTCATTCAAATATATATATCCAGATCACGAGTTGTATTACGAAACTATTGAAACATCAGATGTTAGGAAAGGCTTTGGCCGTGATCCTGAACTACATTAACGATTGTACTTGTTAGATATTGTATATCTAACAGAAATGAGCTAAAGCTCATTTAGTTTATCGCTAACGCTCAAACTAATTTATTTAATTTAATATAAAGAGCAATGTTACGTAGTAACATTGTAATTGCTTTATGTAGATTGTTTTAGTCAGACGGAACCTGTTACGGTTCCATCTAATCTCAAAAACTTTATGTGAGTAGTCACAGCCGAGATTCGGAAGTAGGTAATTTTTTATACACAAGTTTGATGGGCTCTAATCTTTCCCAACCTACATCGACATTATGTAACATAAAGGATACATTAAGCTAGTTAATGTACATTATATGTAACAATATTCCCCCGCTTCGTTCCTGTTGCTAAAGGGTTTTTACAAACTATGTTGTGTTTTTCGACTGCCAACATGCAATCTATATCAACCTGTAAGCCCAATTTGTTTGATGGCTTCCACACTCTGGTGTGTCGATCAATATGTACGTGTGCTTCTATACGAGAGCTTTTTCCACAGCGGAGTTACTAAACTGGCCCGCCAACCTTAAGTGTTGGTTTGTTTTGCCTGTATGTGGTATTCTAGTAATGCCTGTTTGAGTTTGTCTGATCCGCCGACTCTAACATTAATAATACCATTATAGTAATCATCTGTTTCAAGTACTCGCCTATCAAACTGCTCTCTTGCCTCTATGTAGGACATTTCGCCCCTACCTTTACATAGGTATAGTATTTCTCGTGTAAATTTATCTGCGCCTAGTGTTACAACGTCTGCGTTCAGTCTATCACTGGAGCCATAGTATTCTCTCCAGTCACTTTCTTTAGTTCCGCGACGTTTATTTTTCTTGCCTTTGAGTGGTGGCTTAGTAGTTTTAAACTTTGCTAGTTTCTTGCCTATGTATTTTTGACCTGTAGTGGTGTTGGTAATAAGATAAACAAAGCCTTCATACTCGTTTGGTATTTCGTCTATTGTGTTACCTTGATAAGTCCACTGCATGAGTATACTTATCGTTGCCTATTGCTTTTCAGCCTCTTTCTTGGTTTTATACATCTGATGTATTTCTTCTTGCCTTAATTTTGCTAATTCTCTAATTTTTCTTAACCAGCGTCTGCTTGATGCATGGGTTCGAATTGATAACTTTGCCTCAAATTTCTCGTTTGCCTTAAAATATTCTAAGTATGCTTTAGTTAATTGATCGTGTGTATCGTCTTCCATTAGATTTTTTTACCTACTCTACAATATCAATATCATTTGCGTAACTAGTAAATCCGTTTTCTTTAACAACACGCATAACATGATTAACTCTGCCTATTAACTCATCTTTGTGCGAAATAAGGTAAACATTTTTGTCACCTTCACGACCCATCTTTTTAAGTACAGCAAGAGCTCCTTCAACACCAGCAGTGTCCATACCACTATCAATTAACTCATCAATGAACAACAAGTTAATCTTTTGATATAAACTCTCCCAAACATCACGGAATGCAAAGCTCATACCAAGAATAAGTCTGTTACGTTCGCCTCTTGACAAGTTATCAAAGTCTAAGTCTTGACCAAGTTGTGTAATTTCAACAGTTAGATCGTTTTGAAATACAACTTGATGTGGTAATCCTAATTTATCTAAGAAATAAGTAAGTCTGTTGTTTAAGTATGCTAGGTTCTGATCAATAATCTTCTTACGAATGAAACTATCTTTGTTTGTAAGTAGCTTTAACAAGAAGTCCTGATGATCTTTATAATCTGTAAGGTCATTAACTGGAGACCAATCAATATTTTGCATTGCTGTTGCAGTAAGCTCATCGATCTGTGTTTGGTAAGGATCTATTTCTTGTTCCTTACTAGTTAATGCTTGTTTTAAACTATCTACATTAGTTCTATGATCGTATGCTTCTTTAGCAGTTTCATAAAATGTAGTAGGCTTTCCGTTAATATCACCAATCTTATTAAGACCGTCTAATACATCAGTTAGTTTTGTATTAATTTCTAAATAATATGTGTCTGCATCTTGCAACTCTTTCATCTTCTTGTCAAGAATTTCTTGTTTTTTGTCTGCATGAAGTGATTGACCGCAGGTATAACAAGTAGCTTCTTCAAGGTTTGCAATGTCTTTTTGTACTTTTTCAACACTAGCTTTTGCACGTACTTGTGCAGTTTCTAACGTGCTTTTTTCTTTATTAAGAGCCAAAATAGAATTATTATGTTGTGTCCAATTTGAAAGTTGTTCGTGCAACTCTAATTCTATATTAATATCTACGTGTTCTAATTCAGATAATCCTAGTTGTAGTTTATTAACACTTTGTCCTTTTTTAGATAACCAAGCACGTTGCGTACCTTTTAAATTTTCAATCGTTGCATTAATTTTTTCGTTAGCAGTTTGAATAGCATTAATTTTTAATGTTTCTTCTTGGATAGCATCTTTAGTTTTTCGTGTTTGTTCTTTAAGGGCTTCTGCTTTCTCACTAAGAATAGTAATACCTAGCAACTGTTCAATGATAGCACGTTGATCATTTTGACGCATGCTTAAAAAAGGTTCTGTATATGTATTTAATGCAACAATGTGTTTAAACATATCATGCGACATATCTAACAACTCGTTAATGAATTCTTGTGTTTTACGACTATCGCCTTGCGACTCGTCTGTCATTTCTTGTTCGTGCTCATTAACAAAGAACTTGAGTACATTAGGTGAACGACCACGTTCAATACGATAATTAACACCATTCTTTTCAAAATGTAATGTAACTAACATGCCTTTACTGTTAGTTTTGTTAATAAGGTTATTTCGTTTAATATTAGTTAGTGCTTGCCCGTATAATGCATACGACAATGCATTAATAATAGTAGTCTTACCTGTACCGTTACGTGATCCGCTATCGTCACCGCCTTGATCTAAGTTTTCTCCTAACACCAATGTTAATTGTTGTTGATTAAAGTCAACTGCTTGAGTTTGGTTGCCCACACTCATAAAGTTTTTTACTGTGAGATCTTTAAGTTCTATCATAAGTCGCTATAAATGTCCATAAGGGTTTTTTTATTAAAGTTTTCCGAATCAATTGCTGCTATTTCACCAGCAACAATTTGATCAACACTTTCGAATTGTTGAATATCTAATTGTGTAGATATTTCTTCAACTTGTTTTTGTGGAATAAGTGAAATTTCTCTACATTTATGTTGATTAATAAATGTCTCTTTAATAAAACTAGCTTCTTCAAAACTAATAGGAACATCAATTGTAACACGCAAGTACATTTTACTTTTAATAATAGTTTGAGCCGGGTCTATTAGTTGACTAAGTTTTACTGTACGATATTTAGGACAATCTGTCCAGTTAAGGTAAACAGGCTCAGCATCGTTTTCTCTATCAAGTATCATCATGCCACGGTCGTCATCCCATGCATCAGCATAATTGTGTGGAAACGCATTACCTAAGTAATGTACTACTCCTTGTTGCTGACGTTTATGGAAGTGACCACTAAAAACATATTTTTGATTAACAAAGTCTTCTGCATGTAAGTCACCATGATCAGGCATTTGTACCATAGCATTCATATAAAAGCTAGGAAGTTCAAAATGACCAAACACATATTTACTTTTTAAATTTTTAAGTTTCTTCCATTCTTCACCAACAAGCCAAGGAACAATAGTTACATCTTCAATTGTGGTAATTTCATCAATAAAAGTAATTCCGGGTATATGTTTAGCAAAAGCAGTACTATTAACATCACGTTTATCTTTATAGTACAAATCATGGTTGCCATCAAAGAAGAAAAACTGCTCAAAAGCGGCTCCTAGCTTCTCCATACATCGAATAGTAGCATCCATAGTTGTAAGATTAAGCGAATTTCTATTATGGTGCCAATCTCCGCAAAAGATACCGGTTTCGCAACCGGCAGCTTGTGCTTGTTCTATGTACCAATCAACGAAATCTTCGCAGTCGTCATTATGAACTTTACTGTTTCCTTTTAATCCTAAATGGATGTCAGTAAAAACCGCAGCTTTCTTAAACAAATTTAATCCTCTTTACGTTTATTTTATTATACTACATTTTCTTAATAAAGTCAACAGTAATCTAAGTATTAACTTTATTTTTATGATCTGCTTCTCGTTTCATATAGGCTTCCCATTCACCTGCATGTTGTCTAGTATAACTAGGATCCATTCCGTTCTGTTCTAATATATCATCTCTAATATTTTGATTACGTTTCTCTAAGTTAATAACTCGAACAAAGCTATTTGTTACAGCTGCGGTATAGTATGCAAATGGGTTATCTGACTTTGACTCATCAAATTGTAATCCAATTTGTGCTAATTGTAAGATTGCTTGTCCCTTCATTTCGTCGTTGTATGTATAGCCGCGTACATTACCTCTTGTAGCATATCGTTCACATAACTTAATCCACATATTAGCAAGTTTAGGTGTAGCTTGTCCTTCACTTTTAGAAAAATATCCGTTTTCCATTCCACCTGTCCAATGACTTTTGCCAACAACTACTAACTCACCAGCTTCGTTAAATTTATAGTGTTGGTATGGAGGAAAGTTAAGTTTAACTCTAGTATCTGCTACAGTCTTAGGATTCTTCTTTCTACCTTTTTCTTCCGGAATATGCTCAAAAGACATAATTCTAAAAATTATTTCTTCTTTTGTTATTTTCCTGTAATCTACTTCGCATTCTGCAAGTTTTACCTTAATACCATCGGCTTTTTTCTGATTATATTCTGCAAGACCTAATCGTTTTGCTTTATTTCGTTTAGCTTCTGCAATAGTACGTATGTTAATCTTATCTATAGTAGGTAAAATTATATCATATTGGTGAAACGTTGATTCTGTGTAACTGCTAAATGCACTTTTTGACTTGTGTATTTCTAATAATATGTCTTTATTGTTTAAATAATTTACTTTTTTCATTTTATCTCCAGGTTATACTCTATTATAAACTATGTACTTAATTTTGTCAACTAAATAATGTATAGGAGTATCCAAAATTATGCCACCAAATTTTTCAACAGTTCGAGCAGCCGCAGTCGGACAATTATCTAATGCAGCAGCAAGTGTTGCAGAAACTGTCGGCTCTAACTTAAATGTTGGCGAAGGACTTGTAGGAACCATTAAACAAAATGTATCAGACTTTTTATCTGATACAGGATTTGGCAAAGCCGCTCGGATGATAAATTTATTATCTGGAGCTAATCCAAAACCTAAATCATTTACTGATGGAACTTGGAGTTCTTCTGCAGAACACGATTGGCGAGTCAAATTAAGTATTCCTCCAACAATGGAAAGTAGTCCTTTATTAGCTCCGTTAGCTGAAACAAATGGTTTAGTCTTTCCATATACTCCCCAAATAATGATGCAACACGATGCTGGATATAATCAAGTATCTCCTGTACATAGTAATTATCCTTATTTTGCTTATCAGAACTCAGATCCGAAAGCAATGACTATAATTTCTCCTTTTTTAATAGAAAATGCTACAGAAGGGTTATATTGGATTGCTGCTGTTCATTATCTTAGATCTATAACAAAAATGGCATACGGTGACACTTCAAACCAAGGATCACCACCGCCTGTAGTTAAACTTACAGGATATGGGGATTATGTTTTACCAAATGTGCCAGTAGTAGCTACAAACTTTACATTAAACTTAGAACCAGATGTCGATTATATAAGAGTAGATATTGGTCCACACGGTTCGTGGGTACCTGTTTCAAGTATAATATCAGTAACAGTTCAGCCAATTTACAGTAGACGTAGAGTGGCACAGTTTAGTTTAGATGCATTTGTTAACGGCAAAGGATTGGATGGGTTTATTTAATGGCTAATTATAATAACGAAAGTCCATATGCAAACACAGATATTATCAATGGACAATATTTAGGGTTTTTAAAAATTAGACCAGTACCTGCATATGATGACGACATTGTATATACAATTGAATCTCAGTATCAACATAGGCCAGATCTTTTAGCATATGATTTATATGGGTCGCCTAAGTTGTGGTGGATATTTGCACAACGAAACATGAATATACTTAAAGACCCGGTGTATGATATGAATATAGGTACAAAAATATATTTGCCACAAGGCGCAAAAATAACAGAATTACTAGGGGGTTAACTTGGCAACTATTACAAACAGTTTAGGCCAAAGTATAAAAACAGCCGCAGGTAATATTACTACGTCTCTTAATGGAATTGCTAAAGATGTGTCTAATATTATAAATTCTGCTAATATTGATATTAATGGACTTAAAAGTGCAGTTGAAGGATCCATGGCAGATTTAGATGGAGCAATTGCTTCTAAATCTTCAATGATACCAACAGTAGCAGCTTCTTTGTTAGCAGGCGCGATTAAAAACAGGCAAATTAATAGCCTACAACCTTCGCTCCCTTTTAATAATGTTTTAGAAAAATATGCGTCAGTTAATTATATATGGACATTGTCTTGTTTAACAGTCGACGAAATAAATAGGCCAGATGCAACTTATCGATTAACAGGACCAAAAAATATTATTTGTCGTTCGGGTGGTTCTGGATCTGCAAAAGTAAAAACAGCTACTGAATTAGGTAAAGGAGCAGTTGAATTTTTTATTGACGATGTTGAAATAGAAACAATTGTTACTCATAATAAAGGAACAAAGCAAGCTGATGCAATAACCGGTTCGTTTAAGATTTTTGAACCTTATAGTATGGGGCTATTTTACGAAACCTTACAAGTTGCTGCTTTAAAATGTGGACATAAAAACTATATAGATGCTCCAATGATGTTATCTTTGCACTTTAAAGGATGGGACGACTTTGGAAACGTAAGCGTTGCTCCTGGAGCAACTAGATATTTTCCAATTAAAGTTATTAACAGTACTTTTAATGTAACTGAGCAAGGAAGTACTTACGATGTAGCATATATAAAATATAATGATTTGTCTTTTGGAGATCAAACACAAGCAACCAAAACTGATGTTAACTTGTCAGGAAATACTGTACAAGAATTATTACAGTCCGGTGGCAAAAGTTTATCAACTGTCCTTAATACTAGATTGCTTAAAAGTAAAGAAGCAAAACAAACTAATAAAGTAGATCAATATATTATAATGTTTCCTACACAGCGTAGTAGTGCTTCAGAATCACTACTAGGAAAGCCTAGTGAAAGTGCAACAGGAGCAACAACTCAATCACCTAAAGAAGGTGAAGTAAAAGATCTAAGTGCAGAAAGAAAATTAGAAATATTTAAATCTATTGCAGGCCTTGGCGCTACTAATATGCCGTCTGAGTTTGAATCAACTATTTCAGCCCAACTTGGAATTACAATTCAGCGTTCGGCTGTTTCAGAAGCTATTAGAACATTTGCAGAAAATCCTATTAACGTAAACGCAATAGGAAAATCAAAAATTGTTAAATCTAAAAATGATTCTGGAACAAAACCGCAACCAGGCCCTAATGTTTGTACTGATAAAAAAACAGGACTTATTTGTCGAGCTCAAGTACAAGAGCCAACAACTACTAGATCTTTTCAATTTACATCTGGCACAAAAGTTCAAGATATTATAGAAGAAGTAATAATAGCAAGTGAGTGGGGTCGTGGCATAAAAGAACGGCTTAATAAACCCGATCAATATAATATGGTTGACTGGTTTAAAGTTGAATCTCAAGTTTATGAAACTTCTGATCCAAAAACAGTTGATGCAACAGGAGCTAATCCAAAAACTTTTGTATATAGAATAGTTCCGTTTAAAGTAAATGCTTCTCGGTTTGCTTCAATAACTAAACGAACCCCAAATTTAGCACAGCTTCGTACTCAAGCTCCAAAAGAATATAATTATATCTATACTGGTAAAAATAAAGATATATTAGATTTTGACATTCAATTTGATAGTGCATTTTTTGTAGGGATTGGCGCACAAAAAGGCCAAGCTTCAAAAGATTCTAAAACAGCATCACAATCTTCTAAAACTGTTGCAGAGAAAGAAGCAGTAAACAAACAAAATGATGGCGATACAAACCCAACTAGTGAAGGATCTCCTACAGTAAAAGATGTTATAAAAAATAATTCAACTACTACCGGAGGTGGTGGTCAAGAATGGAGCGAAACCCAAGTTGCTCGAAAATTTAATAGTGCATTATTAGATAGTCCTGCAGATTTAATTAAAGTTGATTTAAAAATCTGGGGCGACCCTTACTGGCTGTGTGATTCAGGTGTAGGAAATTATACAGCTGCAGAAACGGAATTTATAAATCTTACTAAAGACGGCAGTATGGATTACCAAAGTTCGGAAATTGATATTGTATTAAATTTTAGAACACCATTTGATATTGGCGAAAATGGTTGGATGGATTTTGGCGGAGTATCTGCTCCTACTAAATCATTTAGCGGACTTTACCAATGTATTGGTGTAAAAAGTAGCTTTAATGATGGTAAGTTTGAACAAACATTAAGTTTAGTTAGAAGACGTAATCAAGACCAAAAAACTCCAGTACTAACTAAAGAACAAATAAAACAACCAAAAAATCAAGGACTAGACGGTCCAGAAGCAGGCGCTATTGCAGCAAGTTCTGGTAATGCATTATACACTGATGGTTCTCCTACTAATAAAATAGACGCCGGATCATAATAAAGGAACTTTAAATGTCACAGCTAACAAGAACTTCAGAAGATTTAACTGGAAACCCAGGACCTTATCTAGCAAGAATAATTAGTCATATTGACACGACTTATATGGGCGGATTAGAAGTTGAATTATTAAAAGTAACTGAAGAAGGTAACAATGCTGAAGCTACAGGACAAACTACTCAAGTAAAATATCTTCCAGGTTTTTACGGAGTAACTCCTTTTAATGGTACAACAGCAAATGAAGGTTTTTCAAACACTCAACAAAGCTACGGAATGTGGGCAGTGCCGCCTGACATTGGAAATTTAGTATTAGTGATATTTGTTGAAGGTAATCACGGAGCAGGATATTGGATAGGATGTGTTCCTGACGATTATATGAATTTTATGATTCCAGGCAGAGCCGGAACAACATTTAATTCAGAGGACAAAACAAAAAATCTTCCTGTTGGCGAATACAATAAAAGGTTAAAAAAACACAAAGGGGGCGATCCTACACAATTTATAAAACCGTGCGACATGGATGCATGTGCAATTTTAAAAAATTCAGGACTAATTGAAGATAATACTAGAGGTTTATCATCATCTAGTGCTAGAAGAGAGGTTCCTAGTATGGTGTTTGGCATGAGTACGCCAGGGCCATATGATCGTCGAAAAGGAGCACCAAAAATAGCTTACGGCAACGCCGGCGAGCAAACACAAACACCATCTAGTAGACTTGGCGGATCCTCGTTTGTTATGGATGACGGTGACGCTTCGTTTTTGCGTAAAGGATCACCTGCTTCTTCAAAGTCGGAGTATACTTCAGTAGAGAAAAAAGAAACAGGCGGCGATCCAACGCTGCCACAAAACGAATTAGTGCGTTTAAAAACAAGGACAGGACATCAAATACTATTGCACAACAGTGAAGATTTAATTTACATTGGAAATGCTAGAGGTACAACTTGGATTGAATTAACCTCTAACGGAAAAATTGACATTTATGCAAAAGACAGTGTAAGTGTGCATACAGAAAATGATTATAATGTAACCGCTGATAGAGATATCAACTTTTCAGCAGCACGAGATATTAACTTTACAGCAGGAATTGATATTAGACAAAAAGCTGGAAAAGATTTTGATTTAAACGTAGGTAATACTATTAGACAAACTTCTACAAAAAACTGGGAAATTTCTATAGGAGAAGACGGAAAAATTACAGCAGGAAAAACAACTAATATTACAAGCAAACATCATTTAGAAACTGCTACTAAGATTGATATGAATGGTCCACCAGCAGCTGTTGCAGCCGGTGCTGAAACAGCAAACTTACCGTTTAGATCACCACAGGCTGAACCATGGGCAGGACATGAGAATTATGATCCGGTAGAACACACTCCGGCAAAAACAGATAGTTTAGCAAGCAATAGTAGTACTGATCTTGCTAACGGAGGAGATCCAATATCCTTAAACAAATTAAATCCAAAAGGTACAACAGCTTCGGGTACAACTTCAAAAACAGCTGCAGCTACTGCTAAAGAAATTGAGAAGAAAGCCGCCACTGAAGATACTATGAAAAAGAAATGTGTTGTAGCTCCGTTAACTCCTACACAAAAGAAAGCTGATAATCAACAAGTTGGACCAACATAATGCCGGCTATACATAGACATAGTGATGCAAGATCGTGTGGAGCAACAACAGTAGTTGCAGGGCAAGGAAAAGTATACGTTAATAACTTGTTAGTATCAGTCAACGGTGATCCAAATACACACGGCGGAGGCGCCCTAATTGCAGGATCTAAAGCTGTTTTTATTAATAACTTACTAGTAGTAAACCACACACCAGACGGAGCAAGCCCAGACAGTTTATGCCCGTCAGCGGGTGGTGCTCACTGCGGACCAGTAACAGCCCAAGGATCGCCTGATGTGTTTGTGGGTGATTAAAAATAAGGTAAATACGTTATGAGCACAATAGAGAAAAAAATATATTCAGAAATTACTGTTCCTGGAAAAGCTAGAAAAGATGATGTTAATACAAAAACATCATATAGAGGAATGAGTACAGTTAATCCTGACAATGCTTCCTATAGTTTATACGATATATCTTTGATTAAGCAAGATTTAATCAATCATTTTCATATTAGGCAAGGTGAAAAACTTAGTAATCCTGAGTTTGGAACAATTATATGGGACGCTTTATTTGAGCCATTAACTGAGACATTGAAAGAAGCAATAACACAAAATGTTACAAAAATTGTTAACAGTGATCCAAGGACCAACGTTGACCGTATTGTAATTGATCAGTATGAAAAAGGAATACAAATAGAGTGTACTATAACTTATCTTCCGTTTAACATTTCAGAGACATTAAGGATGCGATTTGACGAAGATGCAGGCTTTTTAAAGTCGTAATTTTAATATACGCACTTAACTAGATGCTATAAATACTTATAACGAAGGATGTAAAATATGTCAGCGACAGATAGACAAAATAGATTATTATTAGCAGAGGACTGGAAACGGGTGTACCAGTCATTCCGTAATGCAGATTTTCAGAGTTATGACTTTGAAAACCTCCGTCGGACAATGATTAACTATTTGAGAGAAAATTATCCAGAAGATTTTAATGACTATATTGAATCAAGTGAATACTTAGCATTAATTGACTTAATTGCATATATGGGTCAAAATATATCATTCCGCATTGATTTAAATGCAAGAGAAAATTACTTAGAGTTAGCAGAGCGTAGAGAATCAGTTCTCCGTCTTGCTCGCTTACTGTCTTACAATCCTAAACGTAATCAATCTGCAAACGGATTACTTAAAATTGAAAGTATTTCAACATCAGAAGAAATTATAGATTCTAATAATGTTAATTTAGCCAGGCAGACAATTGTTTGGAATGATCCTACTAATTTAGATTGGTACGAGCAATTTATAAAAGTTATGAATGTAACGTTACCAGCCAATGCAAAGTTTGGAAGACCTATTAAGAAAGATGTTTCTAGTGGTATTCCAACACAACAATATCGCATGCTTAGTACCAATGACGAAGTTCCAGTTTATAGCTTTTCTAAAGCAGTTGACGGTAGGAGTGTAAGATTTGAGATTGTATCAACAGATGTTGTTGATACTGTTATACAAGAAGAAGCACCGTTCCCTGGAAACAACTTTGCATTTTTATACCGAGATGACGGCAGAGGAAATGCAAGTTCAAATACTGGATTCTTTAGTCATTTTAGAGAAGGGTCGATAGACGAAGGCACTTTCACAATAGACACTCCTAGCACTAACCAAGTTGTTGCTATTGATGCTACTAATGTTAATAATACAGATGTATGGTTATACAAATTAGATAGTTTTGGAAACGAAGTTGAATTATGGTCTAAGGTTGATGCAGTTGAAGGTAATAATGTAGTATATAATAGTTTAGATAAAAATATACAAAATATTTACAGTGTGTTAACTCGTGTAGATGATAGAATTAGTTTAATATTTTCCGACGGAGTATTTGGAAAATTACCAAAAGGTAGTTTCCGTGTATTTTATAGAGTAAGTAAAAATGAAAGAGTTATTGTTACACCAGACGATATGCGAGGAATAACTGTTACAGTTCCTTACCTATCAGTTAATAATAAAATTGAAACATTAACAATTTCTTATGAATTAAAGTATACTGTTGATAACTCAACTTCAAGTGAAACTAGTGCAAGTATTAAGCAAAATGCTCCATCAACATACTATACACAGAATAGAATGGTTACTGCTGAAGATTATCAAATTGCTCCATTGGGAATAAGCCAAGAGATCATTAAAGTAAAATCTATTAATAGAACATCAAGCGGTATTAGTAGGTATTTTGATTTAATAGACGCTACTGGAAAATATAGTAAAACTAGTTTGTACGGCACTGACGGAGTATTATATAAAGAAACACTAATACCTAAAACAACGTTTACTTTTTCTACTAAAACAGATATTGAAGGCGCAATTGTTAATACTATAGAGCCTATATTAGTTAACAAAAAAATTAGAAATTATTATTATAATTATTTTCCTAAAATATCCTCAATAGATCTTGGAGTAACTTGGACACAACTAACAAACGCTACAAATTTAAGTACAGGATATTTTAAAAATTCAGCTGATATAAAATCTCAATTAGGATCGTATACTTCATCGTTATTAAAACTAATAGTTCCTGGAACAATGGTTAAGTTTTTACCTCCAGTAGGAAAAAGTTTCCTTAATACTGACTTAGTTTCTATAACTGGTTATGAAGGTAAAAAAGGTGTAGTAAATTATAAATGGGTTAAAATAGCATCAGTTACTGGAGATGGATCTATAGTTGCTACTACTGGACTAGGACCAGTATCATTAAATGATGTTATTCCTAGTGGTTCTCGTTTATCAGAAATTCGACCGGGGTTGTCTGCAACTTTAGCAACTGACGTTGCAACACAATTAATTGACCAAGTCTTTGCTTATAAAACATTTGGACTTCGGTATAGTACAGATACACAGTCTTGGAGAATTATTACAGAAAATAATTTAAATACTTCTAATGATTTTAGTACAGGTAAAACTGGTGATGTTTCAAACCAACAATTAGATTCAAGCTGGATGTTATTGTTTGAAACCGACGGCGAAACGTATACAATTAAAAATAGAGCAATGAGGTATATTTTTGAAAGCGATCAAGAAATACGATTCTATTTTAACTCTAGCGACAAAATCTATAATAACCTAACTGGTAAAATAGTTAAGGATAGGATTAGTATCTTAAATATAAACACTCAACCCGATAGTGCTCTTCCGTTTACTATTGATTATGATTGGGAATTAACAGAAGAATATAGAGATGCTGAAGGATATGTAGATAGTAAAAAGATAGAAGTATCGTTTTTTGATACTGATGATGACGGAGTAGTCGACGATCCGGACGTTTTTGACACTGTAGTAAATGAAACAATTAATCCATTAACAAAATATATATTCCAAGAAAAGGTTACTACTACAGACGGTGTTGAAGATTATAATTTTATTAAGATTGAAACATTATATCCAATAATATTAAGTTCAGAAGCATTATTATCTCCACTTAGTACATATACAAATGGGCAGTTATTTTATTTTACTACAACTAACGTGTTTAAAAACTATAATAGTACATTAGGATTATTAGTACAAACTACTGATTACAGAGCAAGAATTGGTAGAGAAGCTATATCTTTCTATTATGTTCATGGTGCAGATGATAGTTCAAGACTTGATCCTAGTTCAAGTAATTTAATTGATACTTATATTTTAACTAGAAGTTATGATACAGATTTTAGAGCGTTTTTAAACGGAAGTGCAAAAGAACCATTACCAGCAAGTTCAGATGCATTAGCTCTTTCTTATAATACAGAATTATCTAAGATTAAGTCATTAAGTGATGAGATAATTTATCATCCAGTTACGTACAAAGTATTATTTGGTAATAAGGCAACAGCAGATTTGCAAGCATCATTCAAAGTGGTTAAGAATCCAGATCTTGTGTTAAACGATAACGACATTAAGTCAAGAATTATTGCAGCAATTAATGAATATTTTGCACTAGAAAATTGGGACTTTGGCGATAAGTTTTTCTTTTCAGAAATGGCAAACTACGTAATGTCTGAACTTACACCGGACCTAGTAACATTTTTAATTGTCCCTACACAAACAAGTCAAACATTTGGCAGCTTATTTGAAATTAAAGCAGAAAGCGATCAAATTTTTATAAGCGGAGCAACTGTTAATAATGTCGACGTTATAGACGCTATTACAGCAAGTAGATTACGAGCTAGTGGAACTATTTCTACAGCAACAACAACAGTATCTTCTGGAATAAAAAGTGTATAAATTTCAAGGAAAGAATTAAATGGCATTCGACAATAATCAGTCTAGCGGCACTAGCGATCCTAACGCAAAAAGAAAAAGCGAAAGGCATTTACCTAGGTATTTTAGAACAGTACCTAACAGTAAGTTCTTAGCTAGTACACTAGACCAATTAATACAGCCCGGAGTTGCTGAAAAACTTAATGGTTATTTTGGTAGAGAAACAGCAGCGTCTTTTACTAAAGATGACAATTATGTTGGTGATATTTCAACTAGTAGAAAAAATTATCAGTTTGAACCAGCAACTATTATTAAAGATGAGTTAGGAAATGTAACATTTTATAAAGACTATAATGATTACATGAATCAGTTAACAGGCTTTAACTCAAAGGTTTCTGATCACAGTATTACTAATAAACAAGAATATTATGCTTGGAACCCGCACATTGACTGGGACAAGTTTGTTAATTTTAGAGAATACTATTGGTTACCTAATGGTCCACAAGTTGTTAATGTACGAGGACAATCTACAGAAGTAATTAGCACCTATACAGTGTCAGCTGCTGACAATGATGATAATTTTGGGTATGTATTTTCGCCAGATGGATTAACGCAGAATCCAACAATTAAATTATTTAGAGGCGTTACATACAAGTTTGATATTGACACTCCGGGTTTACCCTTTACACTTAGAACAAAGCGTGATTTAGATAACTCGTTTTTAATTGATGATTCGCTAATTGATAATCAGGGTACAGAAAAAGGTACAATAACATTTACTCCAACTGCTACTACTCCAGATACATTATATTATGTTGCTGATAATGATATAGAAGCAGCAGGTTTAATAAAGGTTGCTAATATAGAAGAGTCGTCAGCAATTGACATTGATGCTGAAATATTAGGAAAGAAGACATATACTACAGGTGAAGGATTTAGTTTAACTAATGGAATGAAAATTAGCTTTATTGGAGACGTAACGCCAGCAAAATATGCTACAGGAGAATATTATGTTGAAGGAGTTGGCGATAAAATTGTTCTTGTTAATCAAAATTTACTAACAGTTCCTAGTGCATTTGTTAAAGACGTAGACGTACAATTTGATATTGCAGGATTTGACAGACAGCCATTTGATACTGCAATTGGATATCCTACTGTACGAGATTATATGTTAATTAATCGTAGTGCAATTGACGGAAATTTATGGAGTAGGTACAATAGGTGGTTTCATAAATCTGTTATTGAACAAAGTGCTATATTAAACGAGCAACCTATTAATGTAGACGAATCTGCAAGAGCTAAACGTCCAATAATTGAATTTGAAAAGGGCATAAAGCTATTTAACTTTGGTACTAGTATTAAACAAAATGTTAATTTATTAGATACCTATACAAAAGATGTATTTTCTACTATTGAAGGTAGCACAGGTTACAATATTGATGGCATAGATTTAATTGACGGAATGCGTATTTTATTTACAGCAGATACTGATAAGCTAGTTAACGGAAGAATATTTCAAGTTAAGTTCTTTAATTTTGATGGCCCCGGAATTGAAGTTGATCAAACTATTAAACAGATTTCATTAATTGACGTTACTGACTCAATACCAGTAACTAACGAAGTAGTGTTAATTACAGACGGTAATACATACAAAGGATTAATGTATTATTACAACGGAACATCTTGGAAAGTAGCACAAACAAAAACTAAAGTAAACCAACCTCCGTTGTTTGAATTATTTGACGAAAATAACAATAGTTATAGCGATGCTACAATTTATGATTCAACAACTTTTAAAGGTAATAAACTTTTTAGTTATAAAGAAGGAACAGGCTCAGTAGATACTGAAGTTGGAATTCCTCTTTCATACAGAACAATAACAAACGTAGGCGATATTACATTTAATTTTAATTTGTTAAATGACTATTTTGAATATCGTAATATTGAAGAATTATACTACAAAAATACAGATGTAGGATTTCTTAGAACGTATTCAAGTATATCTACATATACAAATACAAATGGTTGGATTAAAGCACCAACTGATAGTACACAGCCTGTAATAAGAAATTACGTGTTTGATAATACTACTAATATATTTGATATTGATGTTTATGAAAATAGTGCTGCTCTTGCAGATTTAAACGTAACGGTGTTTTTAAATAACGTATTAAAATTTAAAGATGTTGATTACACATTAGGAATATCTCCTAATAATTTAACTACAGTTACATTTTTAAAACCAGCATTTACTTCATTAACTGGATTAACAGATGGTGACAACATTATAATTAAAACAACTTCTGTTGCTAGTAAAAATGATAACGGATACTATGATTTTCCAAGTAATTTAGAGAGAAATCCATTAAACGATAATGTTAATGAATTTACATTAGGAGAAGTAAACAATCACGTAACCAGTATAGTTGAAAACTTATCTAATTTTTCAGGAAAGTTTCCAGGTGTAGGAAATTTAAGAGATTTAGGAGATATAACAAAATTTGGTAATAGATTTGTTAAGCATAGTTCTCCATTAAATTTAGCAATGTATAGTATATTAGATCAAGATTCTAATATAATATCCTCAATTAGATATGCACGAAGAGAGTATGGGAAATTTAAAAGATTATTCCTGCAAACAGCAAATGACTTAGGTTGGGAAGGACCGGTTAAAGAGCACGTTGATAGAATCTTAGCAGAAATAAATAAAGATAAAATAAACTCAATGCCCTTCTTTTTCTCAGATATGGTTCCTCAAGGATCTGTAAAAAGAACTTCGCATATAGTAGACGATAATACTCAGCAATATTTTGCTATAGCAAAAGTGTTTAGTTTAGATGTTCCAAGTAGAAATTCTGTGCAAGTGTATCTAAATGATATGCAGTTAGTTCACGGTAAAGATTATACATTTAATAGTGAAGGGTTTTGTAATGTTACAAAAACTAAAACTAAAGGTGACTTACTTGATATTTACGAATACGAAACTACAAACGGAAGTTATGTACCACCTACTCCTACAAAGTTAGGCTTATATCCTTCTTTTGTTCCAAGTTTGTATAATGATAATACTTACCAAACACCAGTAAATGTAATTCAAGGACATGATGGTAGTATTATAAAAGCATTTAATGATTTTAGAGATAATCTATTATTAGAGTTAGAAAAGAGAATTTATAATAATTTAAAAATTAAATATGACACTTCGTTATTTGATATAGATAGCTTCAAAGGCGGCGAATTTAGAACTACTGATTTTAATAAGTCAGCTGTAGATTCACCTATGTTGGCTGATTTTATACAGTGGTCTTCCTTAGTTGATACTGACTATACTGAAAATTCTTATTATGATAGATTAAATTCTTGGACATTTAATTATTCTACAATGTCATCGCCTAACGGAAATACACTTCCGGGATTTTGGAGAGCAGTGTATCAACAAGCATACGACACAGATCGTCCTCATACACACCCCTGGGAAATGATAGGATTTACGATTAAACCTAATTGGTGGGACACACAGTACGGTCCTGCGCCATATACAAAAGACAATTTAATTCTATGGACGGATTTGCAAAACGGTGTTGTTAGAGCCCCAGGCGAAAAGATTAAGATTTTAAATAATTATAAAAGGGCAACATTATTAACACACATTCCAGTTGACGAAAATGGTACTTTGTTAAGTCCAAATGATTCAGGATATGCCCAAAATTTTAACTCGGGTGAGTTAAATGATTCATTTAAATTTGGTGATTATTCACCTGTTGAAACTGCCTGGCGCCGAAGTAGTGAATATCCTTTTTCTTTAATTACAAGCTGGACATTAAATCAACCGTCTAAAGTGTTAGCTACTGGATTTGATAGAGTTAATCAAGTTAGAACTTTAACAAAACAAATTATATACAAAGCTGATAATAATCAAATTAAATTAAAGAGTTTAATTTTTCCTAATACCCATTTAGATTCTACTCAAGTTTATACTTCTGGGTTAATAAATTATGTTGCAGGTTATATGGCATCTAACGTTGTTTTAGGATATTCTAAATATAAACTAGACTTAACTTCAATTACAAATCAAATAGGATTTAAAATTGCTGGGTATACTGATAAGAATAAATTTAAATTAATTTTAGATAGTAGAACGCCTCTTAATGAAGGAAATGTATTTGTTCCAGAAGAAAATTATAGCATCTTCCTTAATAAAAGTTCTCCGGTAAAAACAATTTCTTATAGCGGAGTAATGATTGAAAGAAAGTCAAATGGTTATAAAATTAAAGGTTATGATAACACATCACCGATATTTAAATATTTTCCAGTACTTCCTAGAGATAAAGATATTGTTGTTACTATTGGCGGCGCCTCGGATCCTTATATAGAGTTTGAAGCAGGAAGAACGTATTCAACAGGAGTAGTAGTTCAAAACAGTGGACAGTTTTATAGAGTAACAAAATCTCATACTGCTGATGTGTTTAATTTAGATAATTTTGCAAGGTTACCGTCATTACCGATTAGAGGCGGCAGAGAAATAACATTAAGAAAAGAGTATGCAACGTATGCTCCTTTAGAACTTCCATATGGTACTATTTTAAAAACTATTGAAGAAGTAACCGACTTCTTACAAGGATACGGAAAATATTTAGAGTCTGTTGGATTTGTTTTTGATAACTATAGAGAAGAAGAAGGCGTAGTAGACGATTGGCAAACATCGGCAAAAGAGTTTGCATATTGGACATTACATAATTGGGCCAGCGGTACTTTAATAAGTGTAAGTCCGGGTGCTTCGCAATTAAAATTTAAATCTGATTATAGTGTTGTTGATAATATTTTTGATACATTTTACGGATACACACTTGTTAAAGTTGACGGCAAAAAGTTAACAGAAGATTTTGTTCAGCTTAATAGACAAGACCCGAATGAATTTATATTAACGCCTAAGAACACTGCTGATGGTATATATGCAATAAAATTACCGTTAGTACAAAAAGAACATGTAGTATTGTTGGATAATAAAACAGTATTTAATGATACTATATATGACCTAGAGCCTGGGTATAGACAAGAACGAATAAAAGTCCTTGGGTACAGAACAGCAAACTGGGACGGCAGTCTTAACATTGAAGGATTTGTTTACGATCAGGCTAAAATAACTAATTGGGAATCAAACAAGGATTATTTTATTGGTGATATTATTAAACAAAAAGAATTTTATTACACTGCAAGTCAAAAAGTTCCTGGAACACAAACGTTTAATCCATCTTTTTGGAATCGATTAGATGAAAAACCAACTCCGGGACTAACACCAAACTTTGAATATAAAACTAACCAGTTTGCAGACTTTTATGATTTAGACAGTGATAATTTTGATGCAGAACAACAGAGGATGGCACAACACTTAATTGGTTATCAGAAAAGAAAATATTTAGAAAATATTATTAATGACGATGTTAGCCAATATAAGTTCTATCAAGGATTTATCCAAGATAAAGGAACTCAAAATGCGTTAACAAAGTTGTTTGATGTATTAGGAAATGCTGATAAAGATAGTTTAGAATTCTATGAAGAATGGGCAATTAAAAGTGGACAATATGGCGCTTCTGATGGATTTGACGAAGTTGAATACAAACTAGATGAAACAAAATTTAGACTTTCACCCCAACCAATAGAATTAGTAAAAAGCGTAACTGGAGAAGAAACAGATTTAATATATAGAATCCAGCCATACGAAACTTATTTAAAACCAAAAAAATATACTCATGCTCCGTTTCCTGAAAAATATATTGCTCCTGAGCAGGGATATGTTCAAGACAGCGGATATGTTAACCAAGAAGATGTAAACTTTGTTGTTAAAGATTATGATGCAATATTAAATATTGACTTTTCTTTGTGTAACCGAGGAAATCTTATATGGGTAGGCAATGATAAATTAACTTGGAATATTTATAGACACGACGATACTAATTTTAATATTGAAAGTGTTGTTGGTGGAGAAACTGAGTTTACAGTAGTATTAACTTCAACACCACAGAATATTTTACCTGGCGAAATATTTGGCGTATATGATTTACTTTCTACAACATTAAGTACTGAAGATAGTTCATTTGCAAGTGCTCAAACTTCTAAAGCAAATATTGGTGCATTTTTTAAAGTTAAATCTATAAGTTTAGAAAAAATTACATTTATATCTTCTGAAGCAATAGAAGATATTGAAACCTGTGTTGGTAGATTAAGCAAACTAGTTTCGGTTAGAACAAGCACATTAACTACCTTAAACGTTGTTGCACAAAAGTTAGCAAATTTAAAATCTAAATTTTGGGTAGACTCAGCAGATAGTAACGGTTGGAAAGTTTACGAAAATACACAAGCATTTACAAAGCTACAAGAAGTTAGTAGTGATACAGATTTAACTGGTTTAGATTTTGCATCATCAATATCAACTAATGCATCTAATACTACATTAGTTGTTGGTTCGCCACACGAAGACGATGGCAAAGTTTATGTATACCAAAGATCCTCGTCAAATAGCAACTATCTATTAACACAAACAATACTTGCTCCTACCGGTATTGCAGACTCTTATAAAGGATTTTATGAAGGATTACTATATAGTATTAACGACATAGTAAAATATAATAATAATTTTTATAGAGTTATTGTTGCTCATACGTCTACTGAAATATTTAATGAATCATACCATTCTTTAACATCTCCTGATTTACAAAAATTTGGAGAGAGTATAGAGTTATCAGATGATGGAAAGTTTTTAATTATTGGATCTCCTTCAGCTAGTAGAGTAAGAACAAATTATAAACAATTTTATAACGAAACAACTGCGTATGTAGCTGACGATATTATTTCCTATAACAACAAATTATGGAAAGCTACAACAGCAATTATTCCAGAGTCTGATAATGTACAGTTTTCAAGTTTTACTAGTGTAGTTCAAACTAGTGAAACAATTGGTAATATAACAGAACAATCTCAAAAAATAAATATATTACTAACTGGTAATTATCCGTTTACTAATATAACAACTAACCATGTATTAGTTAGAGCGCCTAAATTTATGTACGCTGGTATTGATATTAATGATAGTATTAAATTAAAGTGGAATACTAAAACAATAGCTAATCAAAATCAAACATCATATACTGCACTTGAACCATTTGCTGGCAGCGGAATGACAGCGTTAAATTCAAGTTTCTTTACTGGTGAACATACAATTCAATTAAAAGTAGATTTAATTTTTAAGATTAATTCGTTTACTAATCAACCAACAGTTGGTTCAACAGTGAGCACTCAAACAGGCACAGGCACAGTTGCATATGTATTCGAAGTTGACGGAAGTCTTGGAATTTACCTTAACAACATATCTGGATCTTTTGCTCAAACTGATAGTCTATTCTTATTTGGCGGAGATTTTGTTGGAGAATATACAACTGCTGCACCTTCAGAAACAATTGATGTTGATAGTTACTATGGTGGTTATTGGATGATAGCAGTTCCTGTAACTTATCAAGTATCTTCAGTAACTACTTCGGATGCAGGTCACGGACTAGTATATCAAGATGCAATTACTGATAGTTCAGTATCAAACAAGTATTATTATAATTCTAGAGATTACGAAACTGCTACTGTAGATAGTGAAAATACTAAAGCTAGTGAAATCGTTAGTTTAAGTTATCAAGGCCTACCAGGAGCAGGAGGTTCAACTGATCCGTTTCTAAGTAGTCTTTTTGTAATGCGAGCACCAAAAGTTCTTACAGATACATTGTCGCCAGCAGATACAATTAAATGTTATATGCCATCTTTATTAAGATATGATGGCACTGGTAACAATCCTGAAGCAATTGGGTTATTAAACACAGATTTTACTAAAACTTTAACTGTAACTGAGTTATGGGACGGATATATAAAATTTAAATTTACTAAATTTAATTTATTTGGTGAACCTTATGAACCTAGAATAGGCGATATTGTTGAAGATGTAACAACAGGAGCACAAGCCGAAGTTACATATATGCGAAGAAGTGCATTAAACGTAGTAGTATTTGTTAAAAATGTTACTGGAAATTGGTCTAAAGGTTTTATATTTGGTAATAATGCTGAAATAAGATTTTTAGGAGACCCATTAGATCCAAGTCCAATTTATCAAGTTGATCGTGTAATGGGAGAAATATATGGTGTATCTTTAGGATTAGATTCAGAAGGTATAGGAAAACTTCTTGTAATTGACGCAGGAAGAAATATACCAGTAACTGGTCGTACACCAACTACCTGGGAGAATAGTGCTTCTGACAATTTTGAATATTGGTTTTATCAAGCGGACACGGTTGCAGGCGTTCCGGTAGCTGCAAATATTCCATCAGTTACAAATAATGACTGGATAAACGTATATAATATTCCAGCAGTGAAGTTAGCTGATCCAGGACAGCATTTCCATCAAGGAATGTTTTCTATTTATACTACTGTAGGATCTAATATATTCTCGTATGTTAATTCGTATATTGGACCAGGTGTTCAAGGTGATGACTTTTATTTTGGTTCAGATGTTAAACTATCAAAGTTAAACAATTTATATAAACTCTTTATTCGTGCAGGGCAAAATTTTAAAACTAACCGAGAATTTCTAAAATCTGGTACAACACTTGACGACAGTACTTTTATACCGGGTAGAGTGTATTTTGTTAATTACGGTACTGACGAAGAAGGAAATGTATGGAATTGGGAATTATCTAAAGATAAGAAATTCCAAGGAGAATTTGCAGATTCTCTAAGTTATCAAACTAATGACCTTGTATATATTAATGGAAGTATATTTAAAGCAAATACAAATCTTTCCCCTGGAATATTTAATGGTGCTGAATGGACGCAACAAACAACTCCGATAGATTACATTGGATATATTCCTAATGATAAAGAAATACTGCCATTATTTGATAGTGCTGATCCTAGTACTGTTCTTGATCAAGGTAGCTTGTTTAATTTTAACAAAATGGCAGTATCTAAAGACGGTGAAGTATTAATAGGGTTAGCACAGTATGAAAATAATAGTACTACTCCGGCACAAGTAGTTGTTTATAGAAATAATAACGGAAATTTCCAAAGGCATCAAACTATTGCCCAAACAGATTTACCGGTTAATGAAGATGATATTTGGAATGACAACACCAATTGGGGCGGATCAATTGATATTAGCAGCGACGGAAATATGATAGCTATTTCTGAGCCACAAGCAGAAGTAAAGCGTACAGATGAAGATCCAACAAAAGTTACAAATGATCAAGGTAGAGTTTTTATTTTAGTAAAAAGTAAAACTACTGGATTCTTTGAATTATCACAAACACTTTATAGTAGATCTAATGAATCTGTAGAGTTATTTGGAAATACGTTATCGTTTAGTAATAATATACTAGCAATAGCATCAAAAAATGCAGATATAGTTTCTCCTGCTACGTTTGATGCTTTAGCTACTACGTTTGATAATAATTTTACATTGTTTGCAAAGACGTTCATAGATACTGGAGTAGTTTATGTATATGAAAATATTGATGATACGCTAGTATATGGCCAAACGTTAAGTTATATTACTGATGGTTCTACTGAAGTTCCTAAGAACTTTGGTGCAAATTTATATGCAAACAATGATCATGTATATGTAGGATTACCTAATCAATCAGTTGAAGCTGGAAACGTTGGAGCTGTTGTTGATTATAAAAAACCAAATACTAAAAATATTTGGGAAGTCCATTCTAATCCTAAGAAAACAGTTGATCTTAATAAAATTAAAAAATTATTTTTATATGATACTAAAGAAAATAAACTAGTAACATATCTTGATTATATAGATCCACTACAAGGAAAAATTGCTGGAATTGCAGAACAAGAGCTTTCTTATAAGTTACATTATGATCCAGCAATTTATACTATTGGTACAGACGAAGTAACTGTTAGTAATTCAGATGTTTGGAACAGAGATCAAGTTGGTCGTTTATGGTGGGATTTATCAACGTGTAAATTTTTAAATCCGTATCAAAATAATACAATTTTTAGTTCTAGTATTTGGAATACTCAATTTACAGGAAATTCTATAGATGTATACGAGTGGATTGAAACTACTTTACTTCCATCAGAATGGAATGAAATTGCAATAACAGATGACGGCGTAGTTGAAGGTATAACCGGACTTACAAAATATGATGATACAGTATATGCTTCTAAGAGAATATACGATTCAATATCACAAACATTCTCGTTAAAATATTTTTATTGGGTTAAAGGTAAAATAACAACTCCAGACGTTGCTGATCGAACTATAAGCAGTTTTAATGTAGCCCGCTATATTGATAATCCTGCTGGAATGGGATATAAGTTTGTTAACTTTATAACTCCAACTAGTTTTGTTTTACATAATTGCGAAAGTTTACTTAAAGATACTGATGTTGCTCTTAGCACTCAGTATTGGAAAATAGAAAATCAGAATATTAATATTCATAACCAATACCAATTATTTACAGCTGGATTAGATACAAGCAAACCTAATTATGATATTGAAAGAAAATGGTTTGATAGTTTAATTGGATATGACACTGCTGGACGGACAGTTCCTGATCCTAATCTATCAGTTAAAGAAAGATATGGAATTTTAAACAATCCTAGACAATCTTGGTTTGTAAATAAAAACGAAGCCTTTAAACAAGTTATTGATAGAGTAAATGGTGTATTATTAAAGAATCTAATTATTGATGATAAAATTATTACTCCGTTACTTTCTAAACAGGAAATACCAGTTAGTACGTCTAGTTCTTTTGATATTACCGTAGATACTTACCAAGATTTATCATTTGTTGGATCTGCTAAAGTATCCCAGGCAACACTTACTCCAGTATTTGTTGATGGTAAAATAGTTAGAGTTACAATAACAGATCCAGGCAGAGGATATAAAGTTGTTCCTAATGTACAAATTTATGGATCAAATGAAACTCCTGCCGCTATAGCGTTAACACTAAACAGTGTAGGTTCAGTAATATCAGCTACAGTTACTAATCAAGGAAGTGGATACTCAGAGCAGTATACTACGTTATTTGTTAGACGCTTTACTGCTCTTGTAAAAAGTGATTCTACTATACAAGGTAAATGGGCCTTATATGAAAGAAATATTAAAAATACTGAATGGACAAGAAAATTAAGTCAGTCGTATGATACTTCATTGTTTTGGAATTACATAGATTGGTATGATGAAGGTTATAATATCTTTACTGAGATTGATCATTTAATTGATTCAACTTATCAACTAGAGTCACTAGATGATACTACAGGTGACATAATTAAAATTTCAAATGTTGGAACTGGCGGTTGGCTGTTGTTAGAAAAGATTGATAATTCTTCGTCAATAGATTATACAATAAGTTATAAAACAGTTGGTAGACAAAACGGAACAATTAAGTTTTTACCAACTTTATATAATGCAGGAATAAGTTCAGGCTTTGATAGTATAAGTTATGATATAAAGGTATATGATTCACAACCTGTACAAGAATCAAGAATAATTCTTAAAGCATTAAGAGATAATTTATTTGTTGATGAATTAGCAATTGAGTATAATAATTTATTCTTATCAAGTTTAAAATATGTATTTTCGGAACAAAAGTTAGTTGATTGGGCATTTAAAACTAGTTTTATAAAAGCAAAACATAACGTTGGTGATTTATCTAAAAAAATTACATTCCAAAATGATAACTTGCCAAGTTACGAAGAATATTTAAAAGAAGTTAAACCTTTTAAATCTAAACTACGCGAATATATAAGTGATTATAATTATTTAAATGTTTCTGGCAACTTAGTTACTGATTTTGATCTTCCTCCGAGATGGAATGATATTACTAAATCTATAACCCCTCAGAACGTAAAAGTTATAGATAATGTTATTGTAGGAACAAATGCAGACTTAACCACTTATCCAAATAAAAATTGGCTTGATAATATAGCGTACCAAGTTAAATCAATTGTAATAGCAGATGCAGGAAGCGGATATACGCAGCCTCCAATTATTAGTTTTGTAGGACAAGATCAAAGTTCAACTGACACTGGTTCTGGAGCAAAGGCAATTGCAAAATTAGGACGTGGCGGTAAAATAGAATCAATAGAATTAGTTTCTTCAGGAAGTGGATATTTGAATCCACCAATAGTAGAAATTAATGGTTCTATGTCCGAAGGTGGTACTCAAGCTAAGTTAATAGCATATATTGGTAATGGATTAGTAAGAGGAATGCATTCAACAATTAAATTTGATAGAGTATCAGGTTCATTTGTAATAACTAAACTTACTGAAGTTGAAACGTTTACTGGTACTGGAAATAAATTTATTTTTGATCTTATATTTCCAATGGATCTAAGAACTAATACAATAGAAATTAATATTGGTGGCGAACTTGCTTTACAAAGTGAATATACTTACACAAATATTAAAGATGTTACAAAGGGGTATGATAGATATTCAGGAAGGGTTACGTTTACAGTTCCTCCAAAATTTGGCCAGTTAATATCAATTACGTATAAGAAACCAGTAGAATTATTAACTGCTGCAGATAGAATTAATTTATTCTATGATACACAGTCAGGAAAATTTGGTAAAGATTTATCACAATTAATGGACGGAATTGATTATGGCGGAGTTGAAGTTAAGAGTTTTGAATTTGGTGGCACTACTGGTTGGGACGCCCTACCTTGGTATACCGACTCGTGGGATACATATGATACAACTTATGAAGATGAAGTATTTAAGTTAGATGGTTCTACTAGTAGTATTACACTAAGTAAGGCATTAGAAAACGGCATAGTTTACAACATCTATAAAAATGGTGTAAGAATTGATGATCCTAATTATCCAAGTAGTCAAACAAACCCAAATGCAATCTGTCAAAGTATTACAGGTAACGGAACAACAACTACTATATTCCTTGATGGCGACGGGCTTGGCATTGACGAGAGCGTAAGTTCTACAGATATTATTATTATTAGAAAAACTACTAGTGATGGTAGCTTTATTAATGATCCAGAAAGCTATGATACTACAATTGAAGGCGGCAACATTGCTTACACTACTGCTACAGGTTTAAAAGCAGAGGATATTACGATTGATGGTGACGGCTTTGTAACACCTACTACTTCAAAAGGCCCAGAAGAAATTGTTCCAGGACAAGTTTTAGATACTGTTGATATTTCAGTATTCGAAAGACCAACTGGCGGCAGTAGTATAATTGTTAATAGAAATTACATAGGTGACGGTTCAACAAAAATATTTGATATTGGTAAATCACCATTTACTGAAAGTTCGTTATTTGTAAAAATTAATAATGATATTCTTGAACCGACTACTAATGATTCAACCTTGGGATATACTATAGATTATGTTAATAAGGCAGTTAATTTTGAAATAGCACCAGTAGACGGCGCAAGAATTAATATAACCCTTGTTGAAGTAGCAGGATTACAGATATTAGACATTGACAGCTTTATTAGTGACGGAAGTTCAAACAGTTTTGAAACAAACATGAGGTGGACTGATAACGTACAAGCAATTGCAACTAGTAACGGTATTAAATTAGATACTACACTTATGAAAACTACAGGATTACATCCAAACAATGTTGAACTTGTATTAGCATCTCCATTAGCAGCAGGTGATGTTATTAGATATGCATTATTTATTGGAGAAGGTAGTGATCTTGATTCGTTTAGTCAAGTTGTAGTTGATGACTTTATAGCCGACGGTGTAAATGATAGATTAACATTAAGCCAAGCTCCATTTTCATATGGTCCTGCAGGTATTCATACACTTGTACAACTTGGAGATAAAATATTACATTCTGGTTACAATCAGTCATTTACAGTTTCAGCAGAAAGAGAATATAAATTAGATCTTTGGCAAATACCAATTGGGACTTTAACTAATTCAGAAGTACAAGTTTATCTTAACGGCACTTTGCTAGAATATTCAACACAGTGGTCATTTATTAGTGCTGAAGCGTTTGATAGTGATACTCCGTTAGACGAACAAATTGGAAGTACTGTGCAACTAGCTGAAACTATCGGGGTTGCCGGCGACGAGTTACTAGTTTATATAATTAAACAAAGTGAATATAGATTTGGATATTTTGAAAACCAAGGCGAAGCATCACAAGTATTTGTTCCACAACCAACTATTTGTTCGTTTGAAGTTGCTCGTCCAGTTGGAACTCGTATAAGAGTATTTCAGTTTAGTAATAGTATTGCCCAAAAGTTTGAAAGAGAATCTTACACTGTACGAGAAGATACTCCTCTTACTAAAGGATCTACAGCATATTACTTTTTAAACAATTTAAGAGCAGGACTATTTAAACTAAGAACTACAGCAGTTGATTCAAAGTATGTTTGGGTTATATTAAATGGTACATTATTGCTTGCTGATGTTGACTATAGTGTTACTAAAGATAACTCATATATTAAACTTGTTAATAATCTAAACGAAGGTGATAGGATTGAAGTATTACATTTTGGAAATCCTACAAATATAACTAAGTTTGGATGGCGCCAATTTAAAGATATGCTCAATAAAACACATTATAAGAGAATTGACGGCGAAAAGAATTATATTTTAGCAAAAGACTTACTTCAACACGATAAAACTATTGAGATTGCTAACGCAAACGGAATAACAGAAGTTGCAGTAGCATCTAAGTACCCTGGAGTTATATGGGTTAATGGCGAAAGAATTGAATATCGAATTAAAGATGGTAATTTATTAAAACAATTACAAAGAGGAACTTTAGGAACAGGAGTCCCTAATTTACATAGTTCAGGAGTTGAAATTTACGATCAAAGTATTGAAGCTTCTATGCCATATAAAGATGAAACTTTAACCACAACATTTACAGCAGACGGCACTAGTAATGCTTTTGAGTTAGATTTTGTTCCAGGTGCAGGAGGAGTTAACGAGTTTGAAGTTTTTGTAGCTGGAAGGCGACTAAGAAAAACAGCAATTTCTTCTTATAAGTTTGAAAGTAAAGATAATGCCGGCGTAATAACTAGTAGTACTGCACAGGATTCTCCAGAAGGCGATATAACTTTACCAGCAGAATTTAGTCTTAGCGGAAATACGTTAACTATAACAGTTAACGACCCAGAAACTGAATTAAAAGAAGGTAATAACATTATTATTATAAGAAAACAAGGAAAACAATGGACAGTACCAGGAACTCCAATGAGTAAAGCAGATTCAGACATTGGTAGATTCTTAAGGGCTACAAGTGTTGACTTACCGCGATAAATACAATGACAGGGAAAACAATATGACAGACAATTTTAATGATATGAACGGAGTTTTAATTCAGGGACATATTAAGATTCATGACCCAGAATCAAATCATACGTACATTGATAAACGCAATGCAATTCATTATGAAAATATGAGTTTAAGCCTTGCTGAAAGCATTGGTAATGGCGGAACTGGATGGATATATGAAATGAGTTTTGGTAACGGTGGCACTAGTGTTGACCCAACCGGAATTATTACATATTTAACTCCGAACTCAACAGGCACCAATGCCAGTTTGTATAATCAAACTCACACAAAGGTTATTGATGATAGAAGTGTAAATAATTTAGACCCTGTTAGAAATAAAATAGAAACAAGGCATGTAAGCGGCACAAATTATACTGATGTGCTAGTATCATGTTTATTAGACTATAGTGAACCAAGCGGCCAAGATGCATACGACACAGCAACAGATGGCTCAAACTTATATGTATTTGACGAATTAGGTCTTAAAGCATATTCTGCAAGCGGAACTGGACGACTTCTTACTCATGTTATTTTTCACCCTGTACAAAAGTCGCTTAATAGACTTATACAAATAGATTATACAGTTAGAGTACAAAGTTTAACTGGTTTTAATGAGGCGTAATTAAATGGCATATACAATATCATATACAGACGCTGCAAACAAGGGTACTATTGTAGTAGAAGATCTTACATTAAATACAGAAACTTCTTTACAGATACCTGGTAGAAACACTACTGCTTATGGTGCAGCTGTTGCTACTAACTTTTTACATTTATTAGAAAATTTTGCATTTAACACGCAACCAAGTAACGGTGTTGAAGGCCAATTATGGTATGATAATACAGTAGGAGAAGAAACACTTAAAGTATATGACGGAACAAATTGGATATCAGCTGCTGGCATTAAAAAAGCAGTTTCGGCACCGGAAGTAGCAGCTTCACAACTTGGCGATCTTTGGGTTGATACTGACAACCAACAATTATATTTGTTTTCAGGCTCAGGATGGGTGCTAGTTGGCCCTGAATTTAGTGACGGCTTATCAACTGGTATTACACCATCAACAATAGTTGGAACTGATAATATTTCTTATACAGTTATTCGACTTGATGTGCTATCACAACCAGCGGCAATCATTTCAACATCGACATTCACTCCAAAAACAGCAATTCCAGGATTTACAGTAATATCAACTGGTTTTAATTTAAGTAGTCTTAATATTACTGGCGCAGGCTTTTTAAAATATAGAGGCACTTCTGAAAAAGCAGAAAGTTTAGTAGTAGCAGGTACAGAAGTAGGTGCCGCAAACTTTTTAAGAAGTGATTTAACAAGCACAACTAATTATCCAATCAATGTTCAAAATAATTCAGGTATTAACTACGGTCTAAATGCAGAATTAAATGTTGGAGTTGAAGGTAGTGCAGGAGTTATACAGCATCAAATTGAAGGATCAAATATTGATGTTCGTGTTAAGAATAGCGGTATACTAACAACAGTATTAAGAATTGATTCAAATTTAAGAATAGGTATCAACAACACTGCTCCAGACGAAGCATTAGATGTTACAGGAAATATTAAAGCTAGTGGTACAGCAGTTATAAATTCTACCACAGAAAGTGAAACTATAAGCACAGGTAGTTTAATAGTTAAAGGCGGAACTGGTGTTGCAAAAAATGTATGGATTGGCGGTACACTAGATGTTGCAGGAACTTCATCGTTAACAGACTTAATGCCAAAAGTACATAATGCATATAGTTTAGGTACTAATGCAATAAAATGGAAAAATATTTATGCTACAGCATTTACTGGCAACTTAGTTGGTAATGTAAGTGGTACAGTTTCTGGTAGAGCAGGCTCTGCAGATAAAATAACTACAGCAACTACATTCCAATTAACTGGAGATGTTACTTCTCCAGCGTTTATATTTGATGGACAAACTGGCGGAACAACAAAAACATTTACTTCTACTATTAGTAATACTATTATTGGAGGCAAGTCGGCACTAACTTCGTCACAAGCTGATGATGAATTTTTGTTAAACAGAGTAACTGGCGCAACTGGTCTTGCAAAAATAACAAGATCAGATTTATTTAAAGCAGTTCCAACTAACCCAGCAGGGGTAATGATGGCATACGGTGGCAACACTGCTCCGGAAACTTGGTTACTTTGTGATGGATCTGAATATAGAATTTCTGACTATGCTTTATTATTTGAAGCAGTAGGATATAATTTTGGTGCTATTGCTTCAGTAGCAACTGGTTATTTTAAAGTTCCTGATTTAAGAGGAAGAACAGCAGTTGGTAAAGATAACATGGGCGGATCAAGTGCTAATGTTATTACTGCTGAGTCAGCGGATGTTATAGGGTCGCAGGATGGACAAGAAACTACATTAATTGATGTTGCTAATTTACCAGATCACAAACACGATATGAAGGGCGATGCCCTTACACAGTTTTATGCTATTAATGATTTAAGTGCTCCGACAACAGACACTGGCGCATTTAGAGGCGACGGTCCATCAGTTGCTTCTGGAGGCCAGTATTTGCCAAACAGTGGAGGAATTGAATCTGATGCGGCAATTGGGCAGTCACTAGATTTAATGAATCCACATTTGATTATTAATTACATTATCTACACTGGCAGGAGCAATTAATAAATGAGTTATAGAATTAATAAAACTAATGGAGATTTACTAGTAGATCTCGTAGACGGCCAAGTTGATATATCTTCAAGTAATTTAACACTTGTTGGTAGAAATTATTCAGGATTTGGTGAAGCGTTTAATGAAAACTTTATTGCTTTGTTAGAAAACTTTGCAAATACTACTTCACCAGGTACACCATTAACTGGTCAATTATGGTTTGATACTGTAGGCCAACGTTTGCAAGTGTACAACGGAACAACGTTTAAAGCTGCAGGCGGACCTATTGTTTCTGCAGTCCAACCAACAATGGTTTCAGGAGACCTTTGGATAGACAGTCTAAATAATCAATTACACTTTTATGACGGAACTGACTTAGTATTAGTTGGCCCTGAATATCAAGCTGGACAACAAAAAACAGGGTTTGAAGTACAATCAGTTATTGATTCTGTTAACCAAACAAAAACTGCCTTAAAATTGTATATAGGAGGATTGCTTGTTGGTGTATTTGCTAATAGTCAGTACTATGTAGAACTTGTAAATGGTATTCCAGGATATCCACAAGATACAAATGATACACAAACTCCAAAAAGACAATTGTTTAAAAATGGCTTTAATCCTGTTAGTAATGCGTTTACATTTTGGGGTACAGCTGCGTCAGCAAAGGCATTAGTTAATGATGCAGGCGTATCTTTTGATACAGCTAGTTTTATGAGTGCAGTTGGTGCAACACAAACTACAGGTAAACTTTCTATTAAGAACCCACTTGGTTTAGCAATTGGCGTTAGTGATGTTGAATACGGCATTATTAAATTTAATTCAGCAACTAATCAAATAGAATTAGAAGCTCAACAAGCTAATACAGATATTAATCTAAAAGTAAGAGAAGGTAATGCTTACATCTCAGGAATACTTGTTAATGCAACAAGTAAACGAGTTGGTATATTTACTGACACACCAACAGTTGAGCTTGACGTTACTGGTGCTGGAAAATTTTCAGGAAATGTAACAGTAGGTGGAAACTTACTAGTATCAGGAGATACAACATACTTAAATACTTCAACTTTACGTGTTGAAGATAAGAATATAGAACTAGGCATACAAGATGATAGTACAGTTGGTGCTGATGCAGTAATTGACGGCGGCGGACTTATTTTAAAATCGTCAGACGGTGACAAAGAACTTTCTTGGATAAACGCAACTAATAGTTGGACATTTAATCAAG